GGCGGCGGTGGTGGCGGTGTCTGGTGGTACGGCGAAGGTGCTAACGGCGCTGGTGGTGGAACAGGTGCTTACGGCATCGGTGGCGGTGGTGGCAGCGGAGGCGAAAGCGGCGAAGGGCCATACGGGAACGTTGCTGTACGCGTTTTCGGTGCAGGCGGCGGCGGCGGGTCTGCTGCGCGTTCGGCCGGCTATGGAGGCAACGGTTGGGTAAGGATAATTTGGGGTTCCGGCAGGAGTTTTCCGTCCACGAACACGGCGATGACTTACAAAACAACACCAGCCGAAGCTGTCGTCTTCAGTGTGCGATACAACACCTCTGGTTCGCCTCCAAGTTCAGTTGCTTACTCGTATCAAATGGACTCCAACATCCAGTTTCAAACACGCAGCACTTTTTCCGGCACAACAAATTCCAATTTAAATACCACTGCTTTGTTGAGCGGCAACGGTCTTTACATAACAAGTCAAGGAGCAGTCACGACTTCCACAGGATTCGCTTATGAAACAACAGCTGCAATCGGTGATGTTGCAAACATCACAACTTGTTTCACGCAGGATCAAACAAAGCGTTGGATGCAACTTGTCACTTACACTGGAAACGGCGCAAGCAGTCAAACCGTAAATCACAACTTGGGCACGACACCGGCGATGATGGTTTGGTTGCCGTACGGCACGAGTGCTGCAAAGATCACCTACCACAAAAACATGGGTGCCAATCCAGAAACAAAGTCGATGTTGCTTGATACGAATGCGGCTCCCGTTGTTTCGAGCACTTATTGGAACAACACTGCGCCAACGTCTTCCACTTTCACAGTCGGATCGGTGCCGAACGTCAATGCTGTTCAATACCGCATGTGGTTGATAGCCGATTTTCCTGGAAAAGTGAAAGTCGGTGGTTATACCGGCAACGGCACCAATCAAACAATCAACACAGGATTGAGCGGTGCCGTTCGTTCTCTTTGGATCAAAAAAGTCAATGTTGGCAGCTGGTGGTGTTGGAACGGACAAACGGGAATACCTTCTTCCGGCAACGATCTTTGTTTTGCCATAGACTTGACTGGTGCTTGGGTCTCTGGTGTTCAGAGTGTCAACTCTTCCGGAAACGATTTTATTGTCTATGAAAATGCAACAACCGCTGTCAACACCAATGGTGAAGAATACATTTATTTCGCGATAGGGACTTGACGATGCTAGAAAACTGCTCGGCAAGGTCTTTGGAGGTGTGCTGGAATCAAATGGAACTCGAATCAATCACCAAAACAGTCGGGGCGGTCAGCGCAGTCATTGCGATGGCTGGCGGCGGTTACACGCTTGCCGACAAAGTTGGTTGGCTCAAAAAAGACATCTTGACTTGGGCACCGGAACATTTCCAAATTTCCAGCGCACCGGCTTCTGGCGAGTTTACAGTTGTTGTCGCTCGTCAAAAGTTGCGAGACGATTGCGAAGTCGTCAACTTCAAACTAGAAGTCCGTGACGCAGACCATGTCGTGCACCCAGCGACACCGAGCATCGCTGTTTTCAGCGGTCCAGCTTCAGCGACGGTGGACAAGTTTGGTTACAGGTTCACCATCGAGCAAGACCACCAACAAAGAGTGGCAACAGGGACAGCGACTTTGCTGGCGCACATCAAATACAAGTGTCCAGAAGGCGAGGTTTTCGTCAACTATCCAAACCACCCAAACCTCAATTTCCAAATACAGGAGTGAACGGAAATGTTGGAAACGCTACTAGGAGGAGTTTTTGGAGGTGTGCTGCGGCTTGCGCCGGAAATCTTCAAGATCTTCGACAAGAAGAATGAGCGGTCGCACGAGTTGGCGATGCTCAACGCAGAAATGGAGTTCACCCGTCTGCGCGGCGAAATCGCCATGCGACAAACTGAAGCCGCCATGACCGTGGCGGAACTGGACACAATGGCCGAGGCGTTCAAGGAACAAAGCCGCACGGCGTCCAATGCAGGGAGGTTCGTTTCTGCGATCTCTGCTCTGGTGCGTCCGTTCGTGACTTACCTGTTCGTTTTCTTGTTCGCGGCGGTGAAGGTGGCTGGTTACTTGATCGCGTTGCAACAAGGCGGCGAATGGAAGACCGTTCTGGTCGAGTTGTGGGGTGTCGACGACATGGCCGTGCTCAACATGATCCTTTCGTTCTGGTTTGTGGGTCGGGTCTATGAGCGCACCCGTAAATGAAGCGGTCGAAATCGCAGCCTCTCTTTGCCGACCCTTTGAGGGGTTGCGCTTGAAACCGTACATCTGTCCGGCTGGCTATCCAACGATCGGCTACGGCACGGTCTACAAGCCGGACGGCACGACCGTGACGATGAATCACCCGCCGATCAGCAAGGAAACTGCTGAGGAGTGGCTGATGCACGAACTTCGAAAGACCTACGTTGCAGGTGTTTTGAAGGCGTCGCCGCACTTGATTGCGTATCCAAAAGTCTTGGGTGCGCTCGGCGATTTTGCCTACAATCTTGGTGTTCCGCGATATCGCGCTAGCACTTTGAAGGGCAGAATCGACGAGAAAGACTGGGACGGAGCGAAAGAGCAGCTGATGCGCTGGGTTCGTGGAGGAGGTCGGGTTCTGCCAGGATTGGTAAAAAGAAGGAAGGCAGAATGTGAAATCTTCTGAAATCGCTTGTCTTTTACAGACTTTCGAGACTATAATTAACACAAAACGGCGCATGCTGTATCAGCTGCTTGAACCTACGGAGTGGTCATGGCATACAGTATGACATATGACAGCTTGCTGACAGACGTGCGCCGTTATCTTGAACGCGGTTTCACCGCTGAAAGTGACGAAATCGTCTATCAGCAATTGCCTCGCCTAGTTACACTAGGTGAGCGTCGCATTGCGCGCGAACTAAAGATCCAAGGATTCATCCGCGCCGTGCAAACCCCGCTGACCGCTGGAGTGGCGGTCTACATGAAGCCAGATCGTTGGCGCGACACCATCTCCATGACTGTGGACGGTTCGCCGATCTACGCACGCTCCTACGAGTATTGCCGCAGCTACTGGCCGGATGAAGCTGAAACAGGCTCTCCAAATTTCTACGCCGACTACGATTATCAGCACTGGCTGATCACGCCGACGCCGGATTCTGCCCAAACATTGGAAGTTATGTACTACGAACAACCAGCGTTGCTGGGCGATGATTCTCAAACCAACTGGCTCACCGAGTATGCACCCGACTTGTTGACTTACGCGACACTGTTGGAGGCGACACCGTTCTTGAAAAACGACGAGCGCATCCAGACTTGGCAGGCCATGTACGACCGTGCAGCGCAGGCATTGAACGGCGAAGACCTCAAGCGCATCATGGATCGTTCTGCAAATAGGAGTGAAGCGTAATGCCAATCTACACAGACGTGTTCGGCGGCGCGAACATCTATCCCAGCGAAATAAGCTACAGCGCAATCTCGCTAACGGCTGATGTGACGCTGAGTTGGCCAGAGGAAACTTCCACCAACACCAACCTAGCCACTCGCATCATTGACGTAACGCCTTCGACTGCTGGCCTCAACATCATTTTGCCAGACGCTGACAAAACCGGCACGGGCAACACGATCCTCTTCAACAACCGTGGTGCGCAGACTTTCACGGTCAAGAACGCAGACGGCGTGCAAGTCGTTAGCATTGCGGCTGGGACGCTTTGGCAGGTTTACGTTGCAAGCAACACCACTGCTGCTGGCACGTGGCGCTCTCTTCAGTACGGCGCGACGACTTCGACGGCTAACGCTTCTGCGCTCGCCGGGACTGGCATCGTGGCAGTTGGTGCGTTGCTCAGCCAGTCGGTTCCGGTCACTCAATTCAATTCGAACTTCACCACGACGCTCGCCGACCGAGCGAAGATGTACAACTGGACGGGCGGTGGCGGCACGTTGACGTTGCCGGATCCTTCGGTCGTTGGCAACAACTGGTTCATGTATCTGCGCAACTCTGGTTCTGGCAACGTCAATGCTGACGCTCCTGGCCTGACGACGATCGACGGTGACTCTTATTTGGCATTCCAACCAGGAGAGTCCGCCATCATCGCGTGCGACGGCTCGAACTTCTACACAATCGGCTTCGGTCAGTCTGCAGCGTTCGCGTTCGATTACACTGTGATCGACATTTCTGGAACCGGCACTTACACGCTGACCGGCACCGAGTTGAATCGCGTTTCCTACCGTTTCACGGGAACGCTGACCGGCAACCGCATCGTGGTCGTGCCAGCAACCGTGCAACAGTATTGGGTTGACAACCAGACAACCGGAGCCTACACTCTCACGATCTCGCCTTCTGGAGGCGGGACCAGCTTCGTTGTTTCTCAAGGCGAGCGCGTGATACTTTATTGCGACGGCACGGACGTGCTGAACGCAGCAACGCAGGGCATTTCTGTTCCTCTGACTATTGCAGAAGGAGGCACAGGCGCGACGACTTCTGGTGCAGCATTGATCAACCTTGGAGGCACATCGGTCGGCATTGGTGTTTTCACTGCAGCTGATCAAGCCGCAGCATGGGCCGTGCTTGGATCCATTCCTGCTGGTGCTGTTAATGGGGGCTCGTTCTGATGCCTGAAAGCACCATCATCCTGCGTTCCAATCCTGGAATAAAACGGGACGGGACCAAATTCGAAGGCGACCACTACACCGACGGCCAGTGGGTTCGTTGGCAGCGCGGTTTGCCTCGGAAGATGGGCGGCTATCGCGCAACGCAAAAGTACCTCTCAGAAATCAGCCGTGGGTTCAGCAACTTCACACAGCAGACGTACATTTACTGCCACTCTGGCGGTGCGACGAAGATGGAGCGTTTCACGCTGGATTCCACAGCCAACAGTTCCATCGTAACGGATCGTACGCCGGTCGCAGCATCAGCAAGCTGCACGGTCACGCTCGCGGCGGGTGCGGCAGGTTCTGTGGACAGCATCACGATCAACAGCGTCAACGTCATGTCGGGTGCAGTTTCGTTCACGACAGATCTCGCCACAACGGCAGCGGCGGTCGCAGCCAACATCACGGCTCACACGTCCACCCCGAACTACACGGCAACTTCTGCAGGCAACGTCATAACGATAACGGCAGACGACAACGGCTCTGGCCAAAACGGCTACGCAGTGGTGACCAGCACCACGACGATCGTTGCAACCGACACCGACATGGACGGCGGGTGCGATGCATACGTCACCAGTGCGAACAACATGTGGATGTTCGATTATCAGTACGACTCGTCTACCAACCAAAACTACATCATCGCTCAAGTGTCGCCGAACTTGGAGTGTTCGTGCAACGACGAAGGCGGACAAATTTTCTTCGGTGAGGTGCTCGGCACCGCGCCGTTCCAGAGCGTCAACCTCCCTCCAGACGCCAACTGTACGGGTGGGATCGTTTCACTCCACCCGTACCTTTTCTACTATGGCACGGACGGAATCGTCGGTTGGTCGAAGCCGGGAGAACCGACGAACCTCACCGACCTAGCGGGCGGTGCAGGGTTGGCTCGGGTTTGGGGCCAAAAGATCATCAAAGGCATGCCGCTGCGAGCCGGTTCTGGTTCCGCACCCGCTGGCATCTTCTGGGCGTATGACGCCGTCATCCGTGCGACCTTCACCGGCGGCGCGACGACGTTCCAGTTCGACGTGGTTGCGACCGACACCTCGATCATCTCGCCGAACAGCGTGGTGGACTACGACGGCGTTTTCTTCTGGTGTGGTGTTGATCGGTTCTTGATGTTCAACGGCGTCGTGCGGGAAGTCCCGAACACGATGAACCTGAACTATTTCTTCGACAACATCAACAAGCGTCAAGGTATGAAGGTCTTCGCCTTCAAGGTTCCTAAATATGGCGAGATCTGGTGGTGCTATCCTCGTGGCGACGCGACCGAATGCACGCATGCCGTTGTTTACAACGTGCGCGAGAACACTTGGTACGACACCGAGTTGCCCAACGAAGGTCGAGCAG